GTCTGCCTCCGCTCTCGATTTGTATAAGGCGCTGTTTGGTATCTTCCATCATTCATTCCCTTTCAGCTCAGTTAATCGAGCGTCTATGTACCTTTGAGTGTTGTATGAGAGGTGCGACGTATCAGCTAGTACCAACAGCTCATCTATCCTCGCTGCTTCATCTCTTTGGTGGATGAGGGCTAGAAGCGAGGCTTTGGCTTTATTTAATGGTTCTGTAATCTTTCCTATGCTTGCATAAACCAGGATTTCAGCGAATATGCCATCTATCTGTGCGTCTAGTTCGGCATCGTTCATAAGTTCTCCTGATCTATAATCTCTCTAACGTCTGACACGCGCAGCGCCTTCGCGATCTCAAGTACCATTTCAGCGTTTATGGTACGCGCCCGGCGCTCCCATTTCTCAACAAGCGACTTGCTTACGCCTTCGCCCGACTCAAGCGTCAGAAGGGTTGCAAATTGCTCCTGCGTCCAGCCACGCTCTTTGCGCTTTTCGGCTAGACTTGGTTTAGCATATAAGATCGCTTTACTCATTTTTCGTTTGTTCCTTTCCTAAGCCAGCGAAGGCTAAGTCTATCGCTTTTTGTGCGTTTGATTCTATTACTCGTATTTTTGAGCCACAAGCTGTACATTTCGCGCTCGGCTTGTGTAGCTTTAGGTTGTCGGTCGATTTGACCTCTAAAAATGTAACGCTGATTCGTGCCACCGGATGCAAGCATATTCTTTCCATAGTTTCCTTTAGTTTACTGATACTACCTCAAGAGTAGCACTATAACTCGCACAAAACAAGCACTTTTTTTAGCACATCCGCTATGCTATTCTACACATACCAACAAACGAAAGGGTAGATTCGCGATATGGACGACCGCGCTAGTGAAACGACTGCAAACACTGATCAACTTTTCCACAAAGAAAAGAAGCAAAAGAAAACAGAAGGCAATAGGTCTATTGGCAATAGGACAGTAGCTAAGGGTAGCACACATATATCAAACGTCAATAGCTTACATCACAATTTATTAGACAGTAAGTCAATAGGTAAAAGGCAAGAGCAGGGCAGTCAACAGCGCCGCGCTGCGGCGATCAAGAACGCTGAGATCGACGAGTTTATTCAGAACCTTATAATGGAAGGTATCGTTGACGAGAAGTTCTTTGCTTGGACAGCTAAGTGCATCCACACGCTAGGTTTAGTCAAAGTCAATTCAATAGTCGTGAACGCCCGGAACGGTAAGAATCCTCAACGCTTGTTGAGTTTCAAGCTGCAAGGCGCTTTGCAAGTCCACTTCAAGAGACAATTCGATATTGAAGTCTAAAACCGATAAGCTCTTCTTATCTTTTTAATTTGTTGTCACCTGTCTCAAACTCTGAGCATCGCAAACCACCTGCGCTGGTAAAGAGCAACACGCAGGGTAGGGCAGTTTACGGATGGCGCGTACCCGATCGCTGACGTAGCAACCTATCAGCGAAGAACTAGACTTATAATAATAAATATGTCTTAATACTGCTCAGCGAATCATCCATTAGAAGTCTGCGCTTAAACAGCTAACAGGGTAGAAGTGGCTCAGCACTTGCTTATTCTCTGCGCCTGTGTAGCTTCCACCCCCCCCTGTGTTCCTGTGATTAAGAGGGAAGTTCAATGAACCTTAAGGTTCATTGGGCTGAACCGATGCGACTGCAAAGGGGAAGGGCGCGGCAGGTTGGAGTTCGATAATCTCTCATCCTAACTCTGTCTGTATATATTCACCCCCACCTTCCCCTTTGCTTTGTTATTGTTCTAGATTGGTGCGTGCGCAAAAAATATTGTGATCCGGTGTATAATTCGAGTGGGATTGCTTTTGCCAAATAAAGAAACTCCCACACTCTTTTCATAGCGTCGGGAAAGCCACCCCCCGACAAAAGCGCTGGCTCTCCAGCGCTTTTATGTTGTATAATCGCGCTTATGAGTACGGCAGTTATGGAAACAGAAACGTTATTTGATATAACCGGCGAATCTATCAACCCTAACTTTGTTGATGAGAAGCAGCCGCTTTTTATTCCTACTCGACCGATGCACTACAAGGCGCATCGTTTGCAGGTACTTCTTGCCCGGTTAGATAAGCAAGCCGAACGAAACCCGGCGCAGTTCAATTCCACAGCTTATCTGAACGTACTTGAGCGTTATACAGAGTGTTGCCAAGCTATAAAAGAGGGGAAAGAGGATGAGGTATTGGGATCGGGAAACGTGGCTGAAGAACGAACCGGACGAAGCAAAGCGCCGTCAGTGGGCGAGGGAGCTTCCGCTGGCTTGGATTTTGGAGTATCAACCGACAATCCTCTTGCCGGGTAAAGGGCAAATACCCCTTGAACCCTGGGAGTTTCAACAAGAGTTTCTAAACTGCCGCGCGCGCTTTCGCGCGATCAACAAGCCCCGGCAGTGTGGCATTTCGACGACGGCAGCCGCAGAGGTTGCGTGGGAGTTTGATAACGTGCCGGGCGCGCAGATCGTTATTATTTCTAAGGACAAAGACGCGGCGATCAACTTTCACAAATACGTTTACAATATTTTGTATTCTGTTCGCAAGAATAACCCGAACGCACCGAAGCTTGAGAAAACGAACGAGCGAGAGACAACGAACGCCAACGGATCGCGTATCGTATCGTTGGCAAGTTCCAAAGAAACCGGACGATCGTTTTCAGCAACGCACTTAATTTTCGATGAACTTGCGTTCATCGAGTATGCCGATGATATATGGCAAGCCGCGAACGCCACGCTGTCGCAGACGAAGGGGCGCGTGACTGGTATTTCTACTCCGAAGGGGCGCACTAACCTGTTCTACCGTATTTTTGAGACTAGCGGCAATATGGGCTTCAAGACTTTTAACTATGCGTGGTGGGATGTGCCGACGTATAATCCGTACTACAAGCAGTACAAAGCCGCGACTTCCGCAACGGAAAAGAAGCAGTGGATCGAAAAGGCAAAGACTGGTGAGTGGTATAAATCTGAGCGCCAAAAATACACTGATCTTTCGTGGCGGCAAGAGTTTGAGGGCGCTTTTGATGCAAACGCCGGTACAGTCTTTTCTACTCGCGCGCTCGAACGCTGCTTTATCAAGAACTATTTGACTGAAATAGAGGACGAACACGGCATCTTTGACGAGTGGTGGACGACTGAACGCGTCGAGGGTCACGACTTTGTTCACGGAACCGACCTCGGACGTAAGAACGACCCAACGATCAGCGTTGTGTATGACGTTTCTGTCACTCCTGCACGTTTGGTTGAGTTTATTCGCATTGAAGCCGGGCGCGGTGATTGGGAAATGGTCGGCAAGGCGCTTAAGAATCGCTATGAGTATTGGAAGTCTGAAGGCTTGCACGACGGAACTGGTGTTGGCGATAGTTTGTCCGAAACTTTTTACGGTTATTCTGAGCCGTTTTTCTTTACAAAGACCGGCAAACAAAATATAGTCGAGCGTATGCAGCACGCGTTTGATCACGGCGCTGTGCGAATCCCAAAAATACCAACGCTCTTTAGGGAACATCAACGGTATATATGGGATGACAAAGACATCGTACAAGACACTGTTATGGCGAACGGACTAGCCATTTGGGGTTTTCACGAAGTCGAAGATTCATTTGTCGGTTTCGCGGACGTAAACTATATAGAGAGGGTATAAAGTGGACTATAACAGTTTGGACGACCTTAACAAAGAGCTGGAATCAGCTCTCATAAATTGGCAGTCGCGCCACGCAAAAATGGAGCAACTGCGCACTTATTACCAGAACTCTGTCTACTATGCGCCGAAAAACGGCGCGGCAAAACCAAAAGCCGATCTGCGCAACAATATGTTGCGTGTTTATGCTGATAAGAATATCCACTTTACGTCACCCTTCCCTACTATGAAAGTTCCCACACCGGGAGCAACACCAGAAGAACGACAAGCCGCTTCGATGCGTGAGAAAATTATCCTTGCTGTTCACCGCGTGAACAATACGCCACTTTTACAAAAAAAGTGGGCGTTTGATTCTTCTGTGATGATTCACGCGATTGCTGAAACTTCTTTTGACTTCAAGAGCCGCTGCGTAACGATTAAGCGTTACGATCCTCGTTACGTTTTATGGCAAGTTAGCAACGGCAACAGCCATAGCGTCACTGCGTTTTGGGCTGTTTACCCTATCACTGCCGACGAAGCCAAAAAGAAATATGGCGTTACGCCAACAAATCAGCCGATTGCCACCACAGCATTGACGGATCAGTATCTAAAAGCGATTGACGGCAAAGACTGGTTTTTGCACGCTATTCGTTGGGATGAAAACGTGCGCGTATCGTGGATTGGTGATCAACTCGTTGAAGAACCGCATAATCATCAACTTGGCGTTATTCCGGTTGATGTCGTCACGCCGTTTGATGAAGCTGACGAAAACGGCTACGGTGCAAGCTATCTTGATCCGATGATTCCTTTGCAAGCCGAACTCAACTACACGATCGCGCGGCGATCAAAGATCGTTGACCGTATGGCAAGCCCTACTATTTGGGGGCGCAACATTGTCGGTAAGCAGTTTGATGAGGTTAAAAAAGGGCTTTCTAGTGGCTCCGGCGGTTTCGTTGGACTTAAACAGCAAGGCGAGCTTGGCGTGTTGCAAGTCAATGATGTCAATATGCTACAAGAACACGAAGAATCTATCCGACGCGATATGCAACGACTTTCCGGCTTTTCTGACGCGTCTATGGGTGAACTTGCCGGTGCAAATACGTCCGGCGACGCGCTTTCCATGTACTTTACCCCGACACAGCGCCACATCGAACACCAGTACATCTCATGGACTGCCTTTTATCAGTCGATCAACGCTAAGATCCTGCGTTTTTATGACAAGTTCCTGCAGATCGGTGAGCAGATAACGCTCGACGGCTACGCCCCGGCAAGTACGGTCGTTACGATGTCTACTGGCGATCCGCACTACAGCAAGTCCGGCGGCGGTTTTTCTGTCACCTTTGATAAATCAGTGATCAACGGCAACTACAGCTCGATTGTTATTCCTAAAGCCGTCACGCCTAAAAATGAACTCGAAGAAAAACGGCTCGTTATGGAAGCGGTAGCCGGTAAGTTCTTGTCACATACGACCGGCTTTGAAATGATCGGTATCGAATCACCGGAAGATGAGCTTGCGCTATTGACGCAAGAACAGTCCGATCCGGCACTAAATCCACAGGGCGTGCAACAAATGATGCAAGCCGCGCAAACATTACAGCAACCGCAAGCTGAAGGAATACCAGCCAATGTTCAACCTGCTCCGGTCAGCAGTAACTAGCGCATATAACGCGATCAAAAGCGCAGTTGCGCCAAAACCAGCGCCGCGCCCGGCTCCGCGTCCGGTCTATACTGCCCCTAAAATCGCTCCTATCCCTGCCCCTTCGTTTCGTCCGATCGCTAACTATGGCGAATCGTCTGCTTCGATTGCCGCCCGGACGCGCGCGTGGGCTGCTTCTCCAGCCGCTAAAGCGCAACAGGCGTGGATTACTGCGCCAAGTTCTGCCGCTAACGCTTCTCGCGCGCTTGCTGCTCAGCGCCAAGCTGCTGCGCGCGCTGAAGCTGCCCGACTTGCTGAAATTGCTCGAAAAGCTGAGTTGCGTCGTAAAGCGCAAACTGATCTCGACGGACGCGTAAAGGCGTTTACTGGTATTGGTAAAGCTGCGGCTGATAAGGCGGCTGCCTTTCTCAAAGCTATGACCGGCGGCAAAAAAAAAGACGGCGGTAAAACTGGCTATGAGGGTTTTAGCTCGCAAGCCGAAGCTGATTCTTTCAATAAGTGGTTCAAGCAGCAAACGCCTGAGCGCCAAGCTGAAGTTACTGCGTTCAACCAGACAAAAAACGAGTATGAAGCGCGCGCTAAACGTACCGTTGACGGTACTAAAAAGGGCGTAACTGGTTGGTTTGGCTATAGCGCGAACACTAAGGCTCGTTCTTTTGCTGAACAGCAAGCCACGAAGATCAGCACCGACCAAGTGAAGCGCTACGAAACGACACTCAATAGTTTTCTGAAAACTCAGGCATCTCGTAAAGCTTCGCTTGAAGCTAAAAAAGCATCTGGTTCAATTACACAGAAAGATATTGACGAGTATGTCAAATGGGAAACAGATAACGTCAAGTCTTTGGAATATACGCGCGCGGCAACGACCGGTTTACTCGCCGGGTATGGCTCTAAGGCATCTGAGAAATTGAACGATCCTATCTCGCGTGCTGGTTCTTGGTTTAATAAGAACGTTACTCACGGTTTGCCCGGTAAAATTACCGGCGGCATATTCAACTACACGCTTGGTCAGGGCGACAAAGATAAGCCTAGTGTTTTTACTGCGCCCGGACGCGCTGTCAATACGCTGCTTAACTGGACTGGCATATCAAAACAACGCAACTACCACGAAGGCAAAGTTGATTCTAGTAAAGTGACTTCGCTTTCTGATGCGTGGCAAAAGTCTTTTAATCAGCGCAACTTAAACTGGTCACAACCAAACAAGGATAAGTCCGACGCTGCATTTGAGAAGTGGTATAAAACGCGTGATACATCCGGTATGAAGGGTGTTGATCCTAAAAAAGTTCGCGAGATGTACAAGAAGGCTTTTTATTCACAGCGCGATAATGATATTGCCGCTAACTATACCGCCGAAGCGTTTGCTGATCCGATTATGGGCGTTGGTAAACTTGGGCGCGGCGCTGTGTCTGGTGTTAAGGCTATTGCAAAACCTGCTGCAAGCTCCGGCTGGTTCGGGAAGTCGTCTGCGGCTCTTTCTAAACTCAAGACGACGAAGCCCGGCAAAGCACTCAGTTGGCTTAATGCTGACCACCAGACATACTCACAGCGCAAAAATAAGTTTGTGCAAGAGGAACTTGACGATATTTATCAGAAGCGCCCGGAAGTTCGCAAACTGCTTCGGAAATGGCAAGAAAACAAGGTTGATATAAAAGCGACTGAAAAGACGCGTATCTCAGATGCGGTTAATCAGCAGTTCGCTGAAGCTATCGTTAAAAACGCCGGTATGCAGCTTAACAAAAGTAACTCTGAGCGTTTTTTGCGCGCCGTTCAGGAAGTTGCGCGCGGCAAGTCTGTTGATGATCTTGCTGACTTTACGCCACGCGAACGTCAAGCGGTTGCGAAGTTGTCTCAGGATCTTCGTACCAAGCTTGATGATTTTTACGACGCTGAAAACACTGCGTCACTTCCCCGGACTGACGTAACGATAGATCCTCGCACCGGCAAGAAAACTTTTACTCGCTCGAAAGTTCAGCCGGTTGATTCTTATTCTTATCGTAAAGGGTATATTCCTCAATATAACGACGGCTTTAAGGCTTCACTGCAAAAGCGCAAGCCAAAAAAAGGCGCATGGTGGTTTACGAAAGAACAGAAAACACAGCGTATTCAGTCCACTAGAGAACTTACCAAGAGCTTGTCTGCTCGCGAATATGCTGACACGACGGCACGACAAAACTTCCCCGTTCAACGTGATGTTGTCGGCGGTCGTAAAGATATTGCTGAGAACTTTGATCGTATCGACAACGTTGATAAGTACGTCAAACGTACGAAGTGGGAGCAAGCTATGCGTGTTGGTGGTTTGCCGATGCAAGCGTGGAAGAAAGCAGTCCTGCTCGGATCCCCGGCTTGGTACGCTAACAATGAGATATTTAACCAGATACAAGGTATATCTGCCGGTGGTTTACGGTTTATTAAAAACCAGCGCGGCTCACAGAAATATCTCAAGCACGTTGGCGACAACGCCAGCGCCCGGATGCGTCCTAGCCTAGCGCAGAAACGTGTGACTGATATAGGCTCGAATATCAACAAGGAAGTTGGCGGCAGTAAGCTTGGTAAACTCGCATCGAAACAGGAAACGCGCGCACGCGTTGCGCTGTATCGTACCTTCCGTCAAGACGGCTTGAGCCACGAAAAAGCCGTTAAGAAGGTAAACGACAATTTGTTTGACTACTCAACGAAGAACTATGAGCGCCCGATCAAATCTGTTGCGCCGTTTTATGCGTGGACGAAGGGTTTAACTAAAGCTTCCGTTAAGATGCCCCTACAGAAGCCAAAAACGGCTATGACCTTCAACGAACTTGATCGTAACCAACAGCAACAGTTTGACACTGAGTTTGAGACTATTAAGCCGCAGCTTAAGGATCTTGGCTATACTGACGCTGAAATTGAGACTATCAGAACCGACAACGCGAAGTATTACAAAGGACGCTTCAAGATTGGCGACAAGTGGTTTACCACGCCGTTTAACGCCTTTTCGGAGCGTGGTTTGTCGAACGTCGGTTTTAACCCTTATGCAGCCGCCGCCGGTGAAGCCGGTGATGCTGTAGACTACTATGGACAAACGACCAAAGGTAAAGATGCCACACTTACTGCTCGTATTATGAGTAAGTTCCCACAGGCTAACTTAGGTAAAAAGGCGCTCGGTGCGTGGTCTGTTCATACTGGCAAAGCGAAGCCAACAGAAGGTTGGATCGGCAAAAAAGGCTCTGAGGGTTATGGTTTGACGAAAGAGAAACAAGGATACGATTCGTCTAAACCTAACTACAACCGTAAAATGGATCCTCGCGCCGGGCTTGCTCAGGACGCTCTAGCGTTCGCTGGTATTCCTCGATTTATGGAGTTTGATAAAGGCAAACTTGTTGAAACGAAACGGATGCAAAAAGTAAAAGACGCATACTTTGCGCTTGATACAAAAGATATGAAGTATAAGGAAGCCGACGAAGCCCGGCAAGCTATCTTTAAGAAGTACGGCATCACTGCTGATGATTTTTACAAAGGTATTCTTGCGAAGTACGATACTGAAAATACGAAGCGGATCAAGGGGCAAAAAGAAGCCGCAGCCGCTAAAAATAAAAGCTTGTTCGACGAGTATGCAGCGCAACCAAAAGGCACGCGCAATATATGGGCGACGCAAAAGCTTCGTCAACTTGTTAAGGACGGCTACTTTAACGACAACCCTTTCTTGAAGTCTTTTAGCTGGATGAGTGCTGAATCAGTGGCTAAAGCCGATAAGCAAGCCGCCTACAAAGAAGCGAAGCGCACCGGCAATTGGACTAAATATAATACTGGTTACTCTGACGCTCGCAAACCGTCTGCGAAAAGTTTAGCGTATAAGAAAGCTAAACAGTCCGGCGATTGGACGGAATACCGTAAGTCTTACGGTACGAAGCGATCTAGTCCGCATCAGTTCGAGGGTAAGTTCTTTAAGTCGGCTGAATCTATGAAGAAGTACAAGGACGGCTTGTTTTGGAAGCAATATGCCAAAGCTGATAAAGCTGCCCGGCGTAAGCTGCTTGCCGATAATCCGCAGTACAACGATCGTAAGAACTGGACTGATGCGCAGTGGGATGAAGCGAACGCGGTTAAAAAAGCCGCAGAACGCACCAAACTTCGCGGTTGGGGTAACTTCGCACTTGCGGAAGCCGAAAACCTTTCGGTCAACAAGAAAAAAGCTGAACGTTTTATGCGCACACGCGTCAAAAAACAGCGCAAACTATCATGGCGCTTGAGCTAACGTTTTGTATGTGATATTCTTCACAAGTACATTAAATTACAAGGAGCTTTTATGAGCGATACTGTTCCGACGACTGACGGTGATCAGCCGGTTGTGACTGGTGGCGATGAGCCAGCGGCAACTCAACCTCAAGGCGTACCGGCGGCAACTGACGACAGCGACAAAGTGACGCTATCTCAGGAAGATTATAAAAACCTAGTAGCGCAACGTGATCGTGCGAATAATAGTGCTTCTGAAAGTGATGAGTTTGTTCTCACGCTTGCAAAAGAGCGGCAGATCGGTGACTTTCTGCAGAAGAACAAGGAAAAATACCCGGATGTGACACAAGAGATTCTTATGTCGGCTTCAGATCCGGACGAGCTAGAAGAACTAGCCACATTACATCAGAACACCATAACCGCTGCTGTTCAGAAAAAACTGCTTGAGGTACAAACCTCAACTCCGCCGCGACTTTCTCCGCAAGAGAAGTCCGAAAAACTAAAGGCGCTAAAGAGCGATCCGGGTTCCGGTTCGTTCCAAAAAATGCTTGACGTACAGCAGAGTTGATATTTATCAACTTATTATTTTAGAAAGACATAGAAACTATGGCTTATGTATCTGGTGCTAAAACTACTTTTACGGATTCTGCTGATCATATTCTTGATCTTAAAAACGGTCTCGATTTTCTTAATGCGGGCAACCTTGAAGTTGCGCTTATCAAGCGACTTGGAACAAACGGCTTTACAGCGAAGTCATACAAACATGAGTGGACTGAAACGGCACTCGCGACGCGTTCGGAGACTGTAACACTCGCTGACGGTTCAGGAACTTCATTGACTGTTGCTGATGCCTATCAGTACCAAGTTGGCGAACTGATTAAGATTGAAAGTGAAGTTGTCCGGGTTACTGCGGTTGCCGGTGCAACAACGCTTACGATCACGCGTGGTTACGCTGGCACAAGCGGTGCTGCTCACGCATCAAAGGTTGCTTTCTCACTTGGTTCTGCCGACGCTGAGAACGCACAGGCTCCAACTGCTGTAGCTGATAACGGCTCACGCCTTTACAACTATGTTCAGACGCTTACACGCGGTGTTGAACTGTCTAACGACGAGATTGCACAGCTTTCAACCGCTGGCAACCCAATGAACGGTCAGATCGAACGACGCTTTATCGAGATCAACCGTTTGCTTGCGAAGTCTATTCTTTACGGTGTTCGTTACGAAGATACGACAAACAAGATTCACACAATGGGCGGTCTTACGCAGTTCGTTACCACTAACGTTTCTAACATAGCTGGTGCGCTGACGCTCGCCGCTATCGACGCGAAGATTCTTGCGATCGTCCGCGCCGGTGGTGATCCTAAGCTTCTTGCGCTTTCTCCTTACCAGAAGCAGAAGCTTGACGCATTTGACGCGAACTTGGTTCGTATCGGTAAGAAAGACGATCAGTCACAGCGTGGCGGTAACCCGAACGTGATGACTTGGCAGTCTGGTGTGCTTGGTCACACGCTTGATATTGTCGTTGACAACTCGATCCTCGATGACGAGCTGTGGATCCTCGACACTGACCACCTTAAGGTCGGACATCTTGCAAACAACGGCGTAAATGGTGCCTTCCACGTTGAGGACGCTACTACTCCGGGTCAAGACGGACAGAAGAAAGTTATTCGCGGTAAATACACCGTCGAAGTGGGCACTGAGAAAGCTCACGCTCGCCTTTACGGTCTGAGCTAACATTAGTACACTAGGGGCAGCAATTACG